CTAGATTATATATGATTCCGGAAACGTTAATCGTTGTAGCACATTTTAATACTAGAAATTTTTCTTTTATTAACAATCAAAAGCAAGTCAATTTTAAAGTTGACCAACGAGCAAATTGTTTTCCACTGAAGAGACCATGATTTGAAGATAATTCTCCATTGTGAAATGAAGAAGATATTCAATTTATGATTACTGAAGTGGTGGGTCTATATCATTTAGACAAATCTGATTTAAATTCTATAAAGAAACTTTGTAGAATTCAAAACAGGATTTGAATGTCGTCACGAAATAGATTTGATAGAATTAAATTACTTAAAGGATTGAGGAAACATTTTATAAAAGTCTCATTAAATGAGCCTACTATAAATTTTTCATTTGGTAAATGAACCAAAGATCTCAAGTTTAAACAAGTTAATAATATCTGGTCTATACACAATATGAGGTACATAGAAAAGAGGTGTTGTGAAAGCAATGACTACGCGTCATTGTTATTTACAATACTCTGAAAGTCAAGAGATTTGAATATTGAACCGAAAATAGATATCGATTCAGTAACAGGTCCATTGACGACTATGTACGCTAATGAGACTACAAAACGTATTTCGAAACACGTTTATAGCCGTATTAGGATCGCTTATCGTAGACAAATAGAGGTAAATTGATTCTTCAAGTATGAAGAAGTGATCTTACCTGAAATATATACGATAAGAGATAACAGAAAAGTCTATTTCAAAGGTGATGGTCTAGTACCATTCGACCCTAGAAGGGAAATTGTATACATTAATAGAGAAAAACTTATTGATACTGCAGTAGCTTTTCACAAAGCTGAGGCAGTCAGTAACTTATCTCTAGTTAACAAACAAATCAGTCTTTTCTGACCTCAATTTGGAATCTCAAGAGATGAATACGATTGATGAGAGGGTGTAAATATAAATTTACGTTACTCAAGTAAGCATGGTCCTAACGGACCAGCCTCACTCACTTCTTGATTGGAAATATGTACTTATACGAGTAAACAAATATCTGATATTTCCAATATAGGAAAATATTATATAGGAGTTCACTCGCCTTATAAGGACATAAATTGAATCGAAAAGTACAAGATCGATATTAATCAAAGTGGAATCTATCATAGAAGACTTTCTGCAATAGCTGATTATGAAGGTAAAACCCGAATAATAGCGATTGGAGATTGACTATCTCAACAATATTTGAAACCAATTCATGATAAATTAATGAGAAAACTCAGAAATACAGGTGGTGATTTAACTTACCACCATGAAAAGATATCAGATATTGTTGCTACTAATTGGAAAAATAAAACAAAGTTTAACAGACCTTATTCTATTGATCTAACATCAGCAACTGATAGAATCCCTTCATTATTAACAATGACAATTCTAGGAGAATTATGAGCTAACAAGCCCATATCTGAAGATTGACATGAAATAATGACATCTTGAGAATTCGTGACGCCATATAGCGAAGAAAAAGACAAACGGGACCGTGTTAATTATTCGGTTGGACAGCCAATGGGCTTGTACAGCTCATGACCTGCCCTAGCGATAACTAATCACGTTCTAGTTCGCTTAGCAGCGGTTTTATGTGGATACGACAAATTTGAAAACTACCTTGTCCTTGGAGATGACATAGTCATATTCAATGAAAAGATAGCTGAAGAATATATTCGTATTTGTACCAGTTTAGGTATTGGTACAAAAGACGAAGATAGTATTCATCCGGGACCGACACACTCATTAGAAGTAGCCAAAAGGCTATTTCGTAATGGTGTTGAGATAAGTCCTCTTCCACTTAGATTAATTAAAAAGTCCATTGGACTTTTCTTCTTAATTGCTATGGATAGAGGTTATTCATCTAGACTGAGCGCCTTGAATCCCGTGATTCTTTCCAAT